TGCGTAGGGCCGCCAGAAAAGACGCCAATCACACCGACATCACCCGCGCATTTGAGCGCATGGGCTGCGATGTGCTGGACCTGTCCGGCGTAGGCAAGGATTGCCCGGATCTGCTGGTCCGCGTGCGAGCAATCGACCGCTGGATGTTGGTCGAGGTCAAAACGCCTAAGGGACGCATAAAACCGGGGCAGGCGGCATTTGCCGAGCGCTGGCCTGTGCAGGTCGTTCGTTCCGTTGATGACGCGATGGCGGCGGTGCTAGCGTGATGCCGATATGGACACCAGAGATGGAGCAGGAACTCCGGTTGCGCACCAAAGATCGTGGTAAAAAAATTTATAGCATAAAACCATAGAAAAACTTCTATAAATCAATAGCAAAAACACTATAACCACACAAACCGCTTGCATAGTATTTAATCTATGGTAGGATGCGGCCAATCAAAGGTTTAGGATTTGCGCAGCAATGGCGTGGAAACCGGGCGAATCTGGCAATCCAAGCGGTGGGAATGGTCAAAAGCCATTCATGGCCGCGCTTAAGCGTGCGCTTGCGCAAGAGGACGGTAAACGCCTGCGAGAAGCAGCCGAACAGTTGCTGAATCAAGCAGCGTCCGGTGAATCATGGGCTATCAACATGCTTGCCGACCGTCTGGACGGTAAAGCGCCGCAGTCAATCGAACTTGATGCCCAATTCCGCAAAGCCGTCGAGATGACGGATGAGGAACTTGCGGCGATAGCCAATGCTAGCGCTCAAGCCTGAGCAAGCGGCATCCATTCTGCTGGATCGTCGGCAATGTCGGCGTGACTTGGTGCAATTTGCATCGCGCATTCCGGTGCCTGGCTCGCCAATCAATGATGCCGACGAATCGGCCCTAATCCCGCTGATCGAGACGCAGCAGGCAGCGCATCACAAACTGATTCTCCGCGAGATGCAGACTTGCATGCAGGTTCCGCACGGACGCCTGATGATCCTTGCGCCTCCTGGCAGTGCTAAATCGACCTATGCAAGCGTTGTGGGTCCGACTTGGTATCTTGGGCAGGAGCCAAACCGCCGCGTGATCCTGGCCAGCTATGGCGATGACCTAGCCCGCAAGCATGGCAGGCGCACACGTCAATTGCTGCGCTCACCTGAAGCCGTTGGTATCCTGCAATGCACGCTTGACCCTGAAAGCCGTGCGGCCGATGAGTTTGGCCTGACCAATGGCTCGGAGTACATCGCATGCGGCATCATGGGCGGCGTCACTGGCAATCGTGCGCACGGCATCGTCATTGATGACCCGATCAAGGGCCGCGAACAGGCAGATTCGCAAGTGATCCGAGATCGCACATGGGACGCCTATCAGGATGACTTGTTGACCCGCCTGATTCCTGGCGGATGGGTCGTGCTGATCAACACCAGATGGCACGAGGACGACCTATCTGGCCGCATCCTGCCTGCCACGTGGTCGGGCGAGTCGGGCGACATCATGTGTCGGGATGGCAATGTCTGGCGGGTCTTGTGCCTGCAAGCCGAATGCGAATCACAGACTGACCCGCTCAAGCGTTCTATCGGTCAAATGCTCTGGCCTGAGTGGTTTGATGATCGGCATTGGGCGCAGTTCCGGCTTAACCGGCGCACATGGTCAAGCTTGTACCAGCAGCGTCCTGCGCCCGACGAGGGCATCTTGTTCCGCCGTGAGGACATGGGCACGTATGACCAAGCGCCCGAGGGCTTGCAGATCATCGGCGCAAGCGATCACGCGGTTACGCCTGATGGCGGCGATTGGACCGAACACGGCGTAGCAGGCATTGCGGCTGACGGCTCGGTGTACCTGCTGGATTGGTGGCGCGGACAGACCGGCCCGGAAGAGTGGATCGAGAAGCACATAGACATGATCGTGCGGCATAAGCCGCTTGCGTGGTTTGGCGAGACTGGCCCGATCCGCAGGGCGACCGAGGGCAGGATCAGGCAGCGCCAGATCGACCGCAAAGCGCCATGCCGGATTGAGTGGTTGCCGCACATTGGCGACAAAGCCACAAAGGCGCAAAGCATCATCGCCACGGCTGGCATGGGGCGCTTGCTGTGGCCTCGCGCTGCCTGGGTCGCAGAGTTGCAGCGGCAGTGCCTTGTATTCCCTGCTGGCTCGCCTGATGACGGCGTAGACACTTTGGGCATGCTTGGACGTGGAGCCGATACGATTGGCCGCAGCACATCGAAACCCGCAAGCATCAAGACCCGCATGATTAGCGGCATGGGGAGCTGGCAGACATGAATCCCGACGTGCCATCAAGCGCAGGCATGGCCCTGCAGCGCGCACAGTACATCCTTGCATGCGCAGTCAAGGAGCGCGATGAACTTGCCTATCGCATCGCCAAAGCAGCGCCAAACGACGCTATCCGCGTTACCGGCCCGTCGATGCTGGCGCATTTTGATGGCAAGATTGCGGACGCCAGGAAGATGGTGGAAGGATGATCGGCCCACGCACTTACAAAGGCGCATCCCTGCGCATCGTCGCTCCTCAATTGCCCGATGAGGCAAGCGATGCCGTGCGCGCGAACACGCTTGAAGTGACCGGCGTGCAATCGTCTAATCCGCGCAAGGGCCATGCGACTACGCTCATGTATCAGGTGTGCGCTGAGGCCGATCACGCATCCAAGGTGCTGATGCTCATGGTCACAGAAAACGCGGAGAAGCTGGTTAAGTGGTATCAGCGCTTCGGCTTCAAACCGACCAAGGACGCTTTGGATATGCCTGTGGTGATGGTTCGTGCGCCTAAGCCTGTGCGCATCGTGAGGGCAGCGTAATGGCCTACGTTGGCACCGATACCGCCGAAGATGGCGACGATCAAGCGGGCAACAAAGCGCGCACGGACAAGGACATTCTTGCCGAGGCGACCAAACGCTATCAGATGTGCCTTGACGCAAACAACGAGAACATCAACGACGCACGCGCAGACCTGCAATTTCTGAAGGGCGGGCGTTATCAGTGGGACGAAGTAGCGGTTACTGCGCGCGAGTCTGCGGGCCTGCCGATGATAACGGTCAACACGCTTCCGGCGTTCCTGCACCAAGTGACCAACGATCAGCGGATGAATACGCCAATGATCAAGGTGCATCCGGTTGACGATCAGGCCGACAAGGAAAGCGCGCAGGTTATCCAGGGTTTGATTCGGCACATCGAATACGACTCGAATGCTGACGTGGCGCTTGATACGGCCGTGAACTGTGCTGCGGCTGTCGGGTTTGGCTATTTCCAGTTGATTACAGACTATGAAGCAGAGGACAGTTTCGACCAGTGCATTAAGTACAAGCGCATTCGCAACCCGCTAAGCGTGAAGATTGACCCGCTATCGGTCGAGGCTGACGGCTCGGACATGCGTTTCGCGTTTATCGAAAGCCTGATGAGCAAGGAGGATTTCAAGCGCGAATATCCCGACGCTGATGCTTCCGAGAATGCAGTCTTTAGCGGATCAGACAGCACAGTAACGGCGTGGATCACGTCCGATACGGTCATGGTCTGCGAGTATTACTGCATCGAAAGCGAGCCGGACGAACTGGTCGAACTGTCGAACGGTGAGAAGGGGTTCAAGTCGAAATTGCTAGAACTGCCGCCCGGTGTGACGATTGTTCGCAAGCGCGACACGACGCGCAGCAAGGTGATGTGGCGCAAGATCAGTGCATGCGACATCTTGGAAGAGACCGAGATCAAATGCCAGTGGATACCGGTTTTCCCGGTCTACGGCGACGAGATTGACATTGACGGCAAGGTGACGCGCTCGGGCATCATCCGCAACGCCAAGGGGCCAGCGCAGTCCTATAACGTTTTCATGACCGGCGCGACCGAGGAAGTCATGCTGCGGTCGAAGTCGCCGTACATGATGGCGGAAGGGCAGGAAGAAGGCCACGAGCAGGAATTCCAAATGGCGAACCGCGCGCCCTTGGCTTTCATCACCTACAAGCCGACCACGCTCGAAGGCCAACTGCTGCCGCCGCCGCAACGCACGCCGACCGCCGACATTCCGACCGGCATGATGTCGATGGCAATGCAGAGCAAAGAGAACATCATGGCGACCACTGGCCTATTTCAAGCCAGCATAGGCGCACGCGGCACAGCAACAAGCGGCAAGCAGGAACTTGCGCAGCAGCGTGAGGGTGACATGGCGAACTATCACTATATGGATGGTTTGCTTCGCACGCTGAGGCATGCTGGCCGGTGTTTGGTCAACATGATCCCGCACTACTACAACAAGCAGCGCACGGTTCGCATCTTGGGCGAGGACGACAGCGCGGAGCATGTGACGATCAACCAGCCCACGATGGAGCAAAAGCAAGTCAACGGTCAAATTGTCGCCATCGAAAAGGTGCTGAATGACCTGAGCGTCGGCAAGTACGATGTAACGATCAGCAACGGCCCATCGTTCTCGACTATGCGCCAAGAATCTGCGGACTTCTTTACCAGCGCAATGCAAGCAGCAAAAGACCCGGCGACGATGGCCGCTATTTCGTACCTTGCCATCAAGAATCAGGACGTGCCGCATTCTGATCTTGCTGCCAAGCTGATCAAGGCAACCATGCCGCCAGTCATGCAGCAGATCATCGACGATG